GTTTGAACAATTATTTTTGGCATTTGAATTGGTGCCTTAAATGTAAAGTTTTTTTTCTCAGGAAGAGTTTTCTTATATACAGTTGAAACTCCTGGTTTAATCAGGGAGTAACACATCACAATATTGCATAAAATGAACAGTGTTGTTGGGATATTCATTTCCTATACAAATCTCAAGATAATTTTATTTATTGAACTAAAATTATCTTCAATTTTTATTTTCTTGGTCTAATCACTTCCGAAAAATGCACCCTTTCCCTTGTGCAAATCTGTAAGACGAGTAATTGTATCATTTCTATCCTTCAGAATTTCTTTGATTAAATCCTTTATGGAAATCATACCAATAAACTCATTGTTCTTATCATCTACAATAAGCAGATGACGAATATCCTTTAACATCATCTTATTCATACAGTTCTCCAAAGAATCCGTCTTTCTCGCAATAATTGTATTCGGACCATATGTGCAAATCTCTCCAACTCGAACATCTGCAGGATTCTTATCAAGTGAAGCTACTTTTGTTATAAAATCGCGCTCAGAACATACGCCCACAATCTTGTTTTCCTTGTCTGTAACAGCCAGACATCCAATGTGAAAAGCGGTAAATCGTTTAATTGCCTCCTTCACAGTAGTATCCTCATTAATTCTAAAATCAATCTTATGATAACAAGAACGCTGAAAAACTTCGTTGGCAGTGCTAGTTGATAAATTGGCTAGATTAGAAAATTGACGGGTTCCAATGAAACGACTTGCTCGATTAAGTGCAAACATTGTATGATAATTACTATTATTTGTATCTTTTTATGTTTTTTTGTTATAATATTATTTTACAACTCTACTAAGATACAAGTTCAAGCTTTGCCATTGTTTTCTTGTCTACAAATGCAGAAATGATATTGAACAATTGAGAGAAAATAAATGGAGCTTTATAAATAAAACATTTGTCTAGCTTATCGGGAAATGTGGTTTTAAGAATTTCAGAGATTTTGCATATGAAATGATAATATTTATCAATATCTGTTAAACTTAACGATTTCAAACAAACATGTATAACAAAATTATCTTTTTTTTCAATCGTTCCGCATATAACATCTACTACATGTTGTATAATAGAATCATAGTGAACACAATTTAAATTTGATAATACTTTAAAATATCTGTAATCCAAAATAATTTCATTTTCATCATTCGAATTGCAGAATGCTAAAAGTATTTCATTTAATGTTTTATTTATTTGTAATCCTGTATATTTTTTTGAAACAAAATTTTCATCAGATATAAAGTTATTTTTTATAATTGAACATTTATTCTGGGAGTTCAACATATAAAGTATAATTTATATATTAAAATTATAATTTTTATATTTTTTGAGCATAAATACTATTTAGAACTACCCACTTTGAATATGCCAATTAGTCAAAAGAATTAACTTGACATAATATATAATTATGTCAAACGGTCAATTTTGGATTGGAAAACAAGGATTTTTATACAAAAAAAATGTAGGTGTTGGAGCCCGCAGAAGCACACTAATGGGACCTGGATTAAGTTCAAGTCAACCAACATATATATATAATAAATATAGCCCAGGCGGCGGTGGAGTTGGTGCATCAAGTGTTTCAAATAGACGAGCAAAAAATAGGTTAGCAACTAATTGTGGACCAAACGGGAAATGTTTTCCTTGTTATACAACACTTGGACAATATAGTAATTATACACACAATCCAAACGGATTTTATTTTTGTAATAATGGAATAGTTCCATCGGTTTCAACTGTTCCTACTTGCGCCATTTTAGTTGCTGGTAATATTGGTGCTAATATGAATACAAGTGGAATGTCCCAGTTGTCATTTACTGCTGAAGATGATGGACATGCGTATTTGCCCTTCACCGGAATGGATTACTACTTTTTTGGAAAAAATTATGGAAATTCTGCAAATGGAACTAATCCCACCAACAGTATTTATATGTCTACTAACTACGCATTTGGATTTGGGCCAGGAAATAATATTTGGTATAATTGGCCTGTTAGCAGTCCTGCTATTTTATTTGATTTTATTGACGGTTGGAATTTTGCTTCATATGTTTCGCAACCCCAAAATGGAACAATTTCTGGTGTTAAATATGTGAGAATCGTTTCTTTTGGAACAGACTACAATAGTTACATTGGGGTTCCTCCTCCCCGTGATACTACAACAACTAAAAAAGCGTATGAAATATATTACGCAAGAGATAATTGTTTTCAATATATGCAATTTAATTGTTATTTTGAAGGAAACTTTGATAGGTCGCAGTATAATGTGCCGAGTAATATTTCTAATATAACAAACGGCACCACTTTTCAAAATACTTTTGGAGCATTTGGTGCAAATCCGGCGAATAATGCAGGCCCGCAAACAGGAGGAAGTTATGTTATTAGAAGTGACTTAAATGGCAATAATTGGCAATTTTTCCCAAATACTTATTTACTTTTATAAAATATATATTCAAAAATAAAATGTAGTAGCGCAATCATTATATTATATTCTATATTTGTGTAAATTAGAATACAATAACAAACTAGACAATTTACAATTTAAATATTTTGTTCTATACATATATTACAAAGGTCGTATGATCTTTAAAACAACCGTTTTTTTTGTGTTGATTCGCCAATCTATCTGTTATCTCCAACAATCAGAATGTTCTTCTAACAAGTTTACAAAATGCCCAACTAGAACATATTGTGGAATAACGGATACTGGCAGTTACGGATGTTTACCTTGTCCAGCAGGAAAATTATGTCCCGGAGATGGATATACTTATCCAGTGCAGCAACTAAACAATCGCGTTCTTACACATCACACTGCAAAGCATATAGCAAAAATATCAAATAACACTTACATTGTTTCTTCGGACCCTTCAAACAGGGTACTTTTTCGCAAAAAACTAAAAAAAATTGGTAAGATTGTCAAAGTCGGTTTAACGGTTGCTGCCATAGCCAAAACCGGTGGACTAGCTGCTTTGAAAACGGCCGCAGCTGCAAAAGCTAAAGAATTTGCTATAAAAAAGGGGATTCAATGTTTAAAGAACGGATTAAGTAATTTTTGTAATGGAAAAAAGAAGGGTGCAAAACTTGGTGCTGTAAAACTTAAGATTAAGCCAAAGCTTGGTGCAAAGCTTGGCGGAGGAATTGCAAAAAGAGTAAAAAACAAACCAGCGAGTATTGTTAGTAAAAAACAAATTGCAAGACCGCAAATAACAAAAAAAAATTCTTCGAAACTTCGCCCTTCTAGAACAAAAACTAAGCCAACAAGAACAAAGATAACAAAAACTAAACCTCATAGCAATCCGTGCTCAAATATTTTTGACACGCTAGCAAATAAAGTGAATAATGTAACTAGACATGTTGCAGATAATGCGGTAAACAAAGGTCGTGATTGGTTAAAGAAAAATGTTGGTGGTAATACTGGAAACTGCCGCCCAGGTCCAGTTGCAAAACAGCCAACAAATTTAAGAGGTTCTAAAGGAAAAACAAAAGGAACAAGAAGTAAATCAAAACCTTCAACACCTGGGTCTAGTTTTAATACTGACGATTCGCCAAATAATTCTAACACAGATGATGGTTCTTTGGCGGTAATTCCTACTCCAAAACCCAGACCATCGATAAAAAAGCAACCCGTTAAAAGGCAGCCTGTTTTAAGAACAGACGATTCTACAAGTGGTCCCACTTTAAGAAGAAGACCAGTTGCTAGAACGGATGATACTACTTCCATTATAAGCAATCCCACTTCTAGACCTGTCAAAAGAAGAAGACCAGTTGCAAGAACAGATGATACAACTGTTGTTACAAGTAATCCAACTTCTAGACCTGTTAGGAAAAGACATGTTTCTAGAACAGATGATACAACCTCTGTTATAAACAATCCAACTTCTAGGCCTGTTAGAAGAAGTAGAAATATACCCAATAGAACAAAGATACCTACTAATAAACCGATAACTTTTATAACAATAATACCTGTTGCAAGACCAACAAGACGACCCACTTTTATTTCAACGGTTGGTCCAACTCGCGCACCCACATCCAGACGACCAAGTTCAATACCAACTGTACATCCAACCAGAATACCTAGTGCAAGACCTAGTTCAAGGCCGACTGCAAGACCTAGCCCTAGGCCTAGCGCAGTTCCAAGTGTTGCATCAACTCCGAGACCGAGTGAAAGACCTAGTTCGAGACCGTCGCCAAGGCCAAGTGCGACTCCAACATTAACTCCAACTGCAATTGCAGGTCCTCCAACGATGATTCCTGGAAATGGACTTAGTTGGGCGGCATTTTCAAGCGCACCAGTTTCTCCAACTAGTTTTAATCCTACGCGCGTTCCAACCTTCTCGATGTTTACACTAACAACATCAAGACCAACTTCGCTAAGAACAATAACAACGACAACAGTGTCTTCTCCAACTCGCATCCCAACATTAACACCAAATCCAACGCAAAATCCCACCCTTTTACCCAGTTTTAATCCCACATTAAGTCCGACTTCTACGCCTACTTTTGCACCAACAATATTAATTACTAGTGCACCAACTCTTACTCCAACTTCTAGCGGAGGAGTAGGAGTATCTTCAATAAATAGCGCATCGTCTTCTCAATCAGGTGTATCAAATACTGCAATAGGCGTTGGAATAGGTTGTGCGATTATAATTTTAATACTCGTATTTGCGTGTATGTTTTATGCAAACAAGAAAAATGAAAAATTGTCACCATATCAAATTTGGACTGCACATTATTCAGCAAAATCCAAAGAATCGGATACAGTTCATTCACCTAACCATATGAATGAAGACATTCATCATTTTTATCATAAAACCCACATACCATCTATAAATCAACATACAACATTTACTCCGCACCTTTCAGCGAAAACATCATATCGTAATTCGCAGTTAGGTGGACAATTGGGTTCACAGAGAAATTCATATAGAGATTCTATTCCTAGAGGTTCAATTGCCCTGCAAGTAAGAAACGGAAAAAACACTTTTCCTTTATAAAACATAAAAATTGTTAGCGTTTTTATGTTTTATTATTTACATTGAAGATTGAACAAAAGCCTTCAAATCTATGTTTCCTGCAAGGATCTCCTCGTCGCCATCAACCTCATTTACTGACTCATCGTTTTCTACAGAAGTCTCTACAATATTTTCACTGTCGAACATCTCATTATTTCCATCTACATCACCATCATTCATATTATCATTTATAACAAGGTCTACTAACTTTTGATTGGTTTGCATAGTAAAAGACTGCAACGACAACAAAAGCTCCTTTACTTGAAGCATTTCCGACTTTAGAACATCAACTGAATGATTCAAATCTTGTAGTTGGTGAGGATTCAAGAGAGAAGGAAAAGAAGAAGGTGCTGCAGACGGAACGGTTGAAGATTCTACAACGGTTCTGGGCATATGTTCAAGTTTTTCCAAACGAGCAACAATGTTAGTAAAAACAGCCTCATCTACGACGCGCATATTCTCACCAACTTCTCCTCCAGACTCTCCAGAAGAGTTCATTCCAATTTGGTCAAGAGGCGGCATTTGTTGAATAAAAGTCTCGACGCGACCCAAACGGAGAGAAATAAGCCCAATAGCATCGGATACAGACATCTTGGGATTTTGCATAGGTTGCTGCGGCATTTGTTGTTGCTGTTGAAATTGTTGACCTTGACGGCTTCCTGGCTGTTGTCTCATTTGCTGCTGTTGCATTTGTTGCTGTTGAGGTCTAGACCCTCCCGGAGGAGGAACATTATTTTGTGCACCCATTGTGCGTCTTTGAATAGCGGCTGCGTTAGCTCGGTTTCCACTCATTGATAAAAATTATATATAAATTGTTTCTAAATACTTTACGCACGCATTTTCACAATCATTTTACAATTATTGTAAATATTTATATTTCTAAAATATAAGTAATGGCAGACGAAGAAGCGCATTTTAGACCTCCTAGAACGCCTTCATATACTCCCCCCACCCCTAGAACGCCTTCATATACTCCCCCTGGTTATAATGAGACTCATCCTTTTCTTCCTGAACAAGATTATGAAACTGATATGTCTACTTATGATTTTATCTATTTTGTTCAGGATTATACTCCATTTTTGAGAGAATATCTAGATTACTTATACGACGAACGGTACATTGAATACGATGACCTTGGGTATTATAACTCTTTTATAGATATATGCAATGAAATAAATACGGACCACGGAGACGATGGTACATTTGAGCAACATCGCGCTACGCTTCAACCTTTTATGGAATTTATGACAGATGAGTGTGGTCAGATGAATGTGTATTCCGAACAAGACGCCCGGGCAGCAGTTGCCCAACAAAATGTCACAGAATCAAAAGGGGTTGCAAGCAGGACGCGTTCCAAAGCCACTGCAAGTAGATTTGAAATACCGCAAATTAAAAAAAGACGCAAAGATGCAATTACTTTAGCTCAAATAAAAGAGGGTCCGGTAATCAAGTTGAGCGATAAAAGAGAATATACCCAAGGTGAGATTAAACATATGTGGGATTGGAACAAAACTATGACTCCTTATCGTCATCCGTACACACAAGAAGACAAACAAACAATTAGCGAATTATTGGGGTTTGCCAAGGGTCTAAAAAATAAAACTAAAAAGGCTAGAAAAGCTAAGAAGATTAGAAAGACAAAAAAAACAAGGAAACAAAAGAAATCCAGAAAATAAAAGAAATAATTTTATGCCCGCATTTTCATAAAGATTGATTCTGAGAATTTGTAATTTTCAATTTCAATGTCTTCAACAGAGTAATCGTCAATATTCTCATACACATTGTTAATCTTAATGGTGGGAAAATCAAAAGTGGGTCGCCCAATTTGCTCATTCATTGCTTCAATGTGGTCATCATAAATGTGACAATTGCCTAATGTATAAATAAATTCATAAGCTTCTAGACCACAATGTTTTGCCAATATGTGCGTTAAAAAACTATAAGACGCAATATTAAACGGAACACCCAAACCACAATCCGCGCTGCGTTGATAAAGAGCACACGACAACTTGTTTCCCTGACTTACATTGAATTGGCATAAAACATGGCAAGGCGGCAACGCCATCTCATCAATTTGACAAGGATTCCATGCCGACATAATCAATCTTCGAGAGAAGCGTTCAACCGGGTCCTTTAATTTATCGATAATATATTGAAGTTGGTCAATACCTTGACCGTTATAATCAGCACGACAATTAATATAAGGCGCGTTAAAATGTCGCCATTGATGCCCATATACGGGACCCAAATCGTTTTCTTCCAAATGAGCAAGTCCTCGGTCATCTAAGAAATTACGAGATGCATTTGCGTCCCAAATATGAACATTTTGTTGTTGTAAAATAGAATTATCTGTTTTTCCACGGATGAACCAAAGCAGTTCTTTTAAGCAAGTTTTCCATGCTACTTTTTTAGAAGTGAGGATGGGGATTTTGTTATTTTCGAGAGAAAAGTGTAGAGCGGCACCAAAAAGAGAAAGAGTATTGCCGTTTCTTCCCTCTTCTAAAGACCCACGGGTCAAAATGTCACGAACGAGGCCAAGATATTGCAACTCTTGGTTATTTTGATTGGGTAGATTGCCAACAGTGTTTTTAATCATAATTATAGTATTATAAGATTTAGCTTTTAATAAGTTTTTTTAATTTAATTTCTTTTTATAAATCATATGGAAAGTTTTGACGAAACATCAAAAAGTGCATCATCAAAAGTAGGATTTATAAAGCATGTATTCAATTTCGAGGATGATTCAAAGGCTGAAATGTTAAACTTGGTTCAATATTCTTTATTGGCGATAGTTCCTATAATTTTATTGAATAAATTGAGCCAAAAATATGTTCCGGAGGCGGATGAGGAGAAGGGTTCCTTTGAAATTTTAGCAGAAGTGATTATTCAGATTTTAGTAATATTTTTAGGACTTTTATTAATAAACAGAATTATAACATATGTACCGACATACAGTGGGGTTAAATACCCTGAAGTAAGCATAATCTACATAGTTTTAGCAGTTTTGATGATTACTTTGAGTCTTCAAACAAAATTGGGAGAGAAGGTGAGCATCTTGACGGACCGCTTGTCTGAGTTATGGGATGGTTCTGTAGGTGGTTCCAGTGGTAAGAAACCCGTGGCAAAGGGTAAAGGCAATGTGAAAGTGAGCCAACCCATTTCGGGACAATCGCAAAATCCTATGCAATCGCAGATGGATGCGGTGAGCCAATCGTTGTATTCGACCCCAATAAGCCAATTGCCAACAATGTCACTTGAGCAAAAGTCGCCTGACTACAATGCAATGTATCAGAATACAAATACCCCGATGCCTGGAGCGGCAACACCTGGTGAAGGATTCCAAAGTGGTGGCTTTGAACCTATGGCGGCAAATTCAGTAGGTGGTGGAGCGTTTGGTTCCGCGTTTGGCGGCGGGTTTTAGAGCTGCGTTTCTTTAAGCTCTTTTTGAAATACTATATTTTTCAATTTAAAGACCAGACGCATCCAGCAAAATAAATGTTTAAAACTAATGATATAAAGTTATTATATCATTAAATATAATATGAACCCTTTCTACTATATATATATCGCTCTATTTCAGTTTATAACTTGTACTTCAAGTTTTTCATTATCTTTGAAAAAACCAGGGCCACCGAGCTTTTTTAACCATTGGATATGCATCGGAATAAAAGATAAAATTGATTTTTCCAAACCATATAAAACAAATATTGGCGAATTACCCCTTGTATTATGGAAGTCGGCAGATAATAAAATTGCATCCGCTATAAATATTTGCAAACATATGGGTTCCAAATTAGACAACGGGGTTATTACCGAGAATGGATGTTTGAAGTGCCAGTATCACGGATTGGAAAATTCTTATGAGGACCGATTTGGTGAAGTTGTTGAACACGAAGGTAAGATTTTTTGGGCTTACAAACCCATCAAAAAAATGCCATTTAGTGTACCATTTTTTAATAATCCTGATTATGAAAAGACCTTTTTGGAAATTACTATGGACGCTTCTTTGACAGATAGTGCGTTCAATACAATGGACTTGCGCCATCCAGAATATGTGCACAATAAACTTTTTGGCTTTGGTAATATTGTACCACCTTCAAATATAAGACAATACAAATATCCTAGCGCTGACCGCATTGGATTAGCATTTGACTACTCTTCAAATAAGGTTATGAGAACAATGAATGACAATGTTCGAATTACCAAAAATTATCATATGTTTGTTTTTCCTACATTTAGCTGGTCAAAAGTGACATTTAATGAGAAAAATTTAATTATCGGTGTGAATTTGTTACCATTAGAAAACAAAAAAACTAAATGGTTTATTACAATATGTCACAATTATTATAAATCTAACCCGGGTAAGGAATTTATGAAATTTATCGCATCTATTATTTTGGGACAAGATTTCGTTCAAATGAAGAATCAACACAAGGATGATAAATTGAAAAAAGCTATGCTATTCGACCACAAATTCAAGGATGAAGAAGTCATCTTGTGGTTGAAGGATATGTTTGCTTCTTATGAATATCCTAGTGTTGACCAATGCGTCGAGATATACAATGACCATAAAAATGACCTCATTAAAAACAAGAATAAAAATACCTAAGATATTCTTTTTGGTTTTATATTAAAAGTTTGTTAATATAAAATATAACGAGGCAATGGATGTCGATAAGTTATTGAAAGCACTAGATAATGAAGAGAATTCTCATCTTTTGGACTTGACAAATGAGAAAATTTTGAATATTAAAATTGACATACTTAAAGAACTTGGTTTCTCTCAAGAACAACTTTTGGACATCTTAAAAAAGTTGAGAAATTATAGATATGTTGACGGAATGAATGAACTGAGCTATGGCGCTTTTATTCGATGGATGCCCATCTCTAATCCCGATAAATTAGAATTAACCAAGGGTGCAATTTTTTGCGAATTTAAAGTTACAGATAAAGGCGTTTTTGTCGTTTGCAAAAATTTTATGCACAAGCATCATCAATTCAAATTAGAAGAAAATTTAATATTTCAGAAAATAACCGACCAAGAACATGTTTTGCTAAGCGCGTTGGATCATTTAGCAAAGTGAAACTGCACAATTAGAATATAAATAATTCTAATTATAATATACACAATGAAGTTGCTTTATAGCATCATTTTTTTGGGGAGCATTATTAACGCTCAAAACTTGATAGGAGGCTGTGCTGGAACTCGTTACGGGTGTTGTGAAGACAGCGTAACAGTAAAAGAAGATTATAATGGCATAAATTGCATTAATCATAGAAAAGAATTCGTGCTTTTGGGTTATTATGGGGGAGACGATGTAGGTTCGACAGATTACTCTGCTGGTAGTGGAGATTCTAGCTATCAAGAAGACAGTTCAGAGAAAACAGATTATGCGAGTGAACCCGATTCAAGTTACAGTGGAACTAATGAGGGCACTGTTGTCAGTCCTTTGCCAGTTTCTTCTGATGCAGATGACTTTAAGGAATTAACAAAGAAGATTGCGCCCGCAGTAAAAAAAATAGTTCCAGTAATAAAAAAGATTGTTTCTGAAACTAACATAAAAGACAAATCTCCCGCTAAACCCAGGTCAAAACCAAAGCCAAAGCCAAAAACTATTAAGAAAACGACTCCCAAAAAGAAACCCACCAAGAAACCCACAAAGAAGCCAACTAAGAAACCCTTCAAGAAATTCATAAATAATAAACGCAAACCAACACATTTACGAACAAATTAAAAAGGTGTAAATTAACGATTTTTTCTTGTTTTTTTACTACAGTTGCAATCTTTGAATAATCCAGGAATAAATTTTCCCATTTTAATCATTTCCATCTCTAAACTATTTAATCCTTTTTTTGCCGTTTTAACAAGTTTTCCACTCTTGTAATGTGAAATACTTTTATGACCCTTTCCATTTTTAATTTGAACCCTTCGAACTGTTTTTTTTCCACCGTGTTGATGTTTTTGAACGCTTAAAAAGTGATATTTTTTGTGCATATTATAATATTATTAGATAAAAATATTATTATAAAGTATAATGAATAAAGAATTGCTTGTACATCTATTTCATATAATTCTTGTGGGTGGGTTGTTTTTATATGTTTCACTTAAAAATTCAACAATGCCTGCATTTATGTTTCCATTTTTAATTTTTTTAGGAATTTTTATCATAATTTACCACTCTTATAAATCATATGCTTATTCTCTCGTTAAAAAGAGTTTCAATGTTAATTTATTCCATATTTTTATTGTAGCACCTGTTTTACTTTACATCGGTTACGAACGCCCCGCACCAAATAAATTTGTCTATCAGCTTCTTTTAATGCTAGCATTTTCGGTAATAGGTTATCACGGATATTACATGCTTTTAGATTTCAACAAGGAGTAGTTATCCATTTTTGTGTAACCACCTTTTCAACGCTTTCTAAAGCCCCTTGAGTCCAACCCTGATTTTCACTAATCAGTTCTCCAACAATAAGCATTCCAGGCATAGGATGTTGCGCTTCTTTAATAAATTCACTTCTATTTTTAAAGCTGCCCTTTAAAGGAGTATAATAATGAGTTCCTATTGGCCAGTAAAAATCTAACAACGATGTAATTTTAAGAGTATTCTCAGGAATATCGAGAGAAACTTCTAACATCCGACAAAAAAAATCTCTATTTTCGGGTATATTATCTAGGTGTCCTTTTAATTCCGTTGCACCTTCATTATCTGTATAAGCAATCATATATATTCCTTGATTTTCATCATATGGTATAATTCTATGCAAAGGCCCAGGCACAACAGTGTTTGTTGGTACACAATGTTTCATTACTGGAATAGAAGATTTTGAAAACTTGGCATAAAGACGCAAAAATGGTTGACCGCGTATTTGCTGATATATGCTATTCTTACTAGATGCACCAGGAACCAGTTTTAAAACAGAATCTATTGTTGTGGCAAGTATTACTTTATTGCAAGAATAAGTAGTGCCTTTTTTTGTGTGAACTAAAAATCCGCAATAATCTCCAGTTTTTTCAATGTTGATAACATCAGATGATATTTTTATGTTTTCTAATCCAATTTTGTGCGACAAAGTGTTAATTAATTCTTTCCATGGTATACTCAATGCAACCCAATCTTCATAATTATCTTCAAATCCGTAGTTATATAATGTGTCATACGCATCTTCATTTTCATAATCCGTATATGCAGAACAAATCAAAAAATTTTCATAGCCTTCTTTGCCCAATAAAGGTAAAGCAAATTTTTTAAATGTTATATGTTGTCTTTCTTTGTTCTTATTATATTCTCTTCGAAGAAATAAAAAGGTCTTTTTAACATTACACTGCGGATGAATTGTAGAAGCATATTGATTTCCTGTTTTAAATTCGTGAAAAGGCACATCGAGTTCATTCAACAAATTTATAAGTAACTTATCTTTTTCTTTGCGACCAACTCCGGCTCCATTAACTACACTGACTCCGTGAAAATCTACATTGCCGAGACGGCCACCAAACCATTTTTTTTTGTACCTCTCTAAAACAAGAATTTTTGCTTGAGGTAATGTTTCTTGAATTTTGTAAGCACTATAAAGACCTGATATCCCACCACCAACAATAATAATATCATAATTGTGAACTTTCAACATCAATATAAATATACAGTTATAATTATGTTGTATAAATATCTTAATTTTTTATTTACTTTGTTTTTCGCGTTTTTGTTCCAATAGAAATACCTTTTCTTGAATTTTTCGTCATTTGAATTTTTCTGTTTTTTCTACATTTAAAAGTGCCTCGTTTTAAACCCTTTGTTTTCAATACTGAACGCGTGCAAATACCAATTGACCTAGGCTCATTTTTTGGGTCAAGCGGTCCAATTTTTTTTATACACGCACATAATTTTAAAGCCATTACATTTTCCGCTTTCATTTTTAATAAGCGTTTGCTTCTAGGAATCGGTTCTCCATAATATTCTAATATTTTTTTATAATCTGAATCGGTTAAACTATAAGGCATTATATTTTATATAATGCGTTATTTTTATTTTATTATTGTTTTCAAATTAGCAGTCTAAATATTTATATTTTTTGTTTTTTAAATATATTTATAAATTAGTTATGCGCGATAGCAGCAAAATAGTAGTTTTTGATTTAGATGAAACACTCGGATATTTTACTCAATTATGTTTAATTTGGGAATCCTTGTGCAGTTTTTTGAAAGAAAAAGATGCAATCACAGAAATGAATCAAGAACTTTTCAATAAACTGCTAGATTTATTTCCAGAATATATACGACCAAATATAGATTTGATATTAGAATACTTAAAGGATAAAAAGATGGCAAATAAATGTAAAAATGTAATGATTTACACTAACAATCAAAGACAAAAAAATTGGGTGTTTCTTATTAAAAAATATTTTGAAATGAAGCTACAATACGAGTTATTTGACCAAATAATATGTGCATTCAAAGTAAATGGAAAACAAGTTGAATTATGTAGGTCAACACATAATAAAACGCATAAAGATTTTATTAAATGTTCAAAAATACCAGCAAACACTCAAATATGTTTTATAGATGACACTTACTTTCCTGAAATGCATTCTGAAGAAGTGTATTATATAAAAATAAAACCATACACATATAGTTTAAATGTTGAAACCATAATTAATCGATTAAAAAAATCAGATTTAATAGATAAAAATGAATACATAAATAATATTAAAAGCAAATTATTAGAAAGTAATTCAAAAATAAAATCTATGAGAGAATATGACATAGATAAAATAATAACAAAGGAAATAATGAATCATATTGAAATTTTTTTCAATAGCCAACAAAAATATCCATCAGCGCATTTTAATAACATTCATAAAACCAAAAAAAGAAAGGTATACAAAAACAAAACTAGAAAGGAAAGAGGGTTATAAATTCTATTTTTTAATCTTAAAAAAGTTTTTATACGCAATATAACAAACATAAACCACGAGCAATATAATTAAACTATAGTTAACTGACCTCCTTATTAACTGAGGTACATTATTTGCAGTAGATTTAACATAATCCGTCAATATATTGTAAACTGCTGTACTTGTAAATAAAAACAATCCTGCACTAAACGCAATCTTTCTATCGAGCTCATTAAATTCTATTTTTCTGAACATATTAAATCTCCATAACAAGAATAAGCTAATATATATTTTTACATAGTAATCAAAGTCGTCTAAATATGTTGGTGCCGTTTTTGTTATTCCTATAGCGCTTAGAATATATACCAAATATGTTGAAATAATAAAAATAGTAAACGCATCGTTTTGATATGAAGTTAGCTTATCCATATATATTCAACTGATAAAAATTATTATGCCTCAAGTGTTTCCTCAAGTGTTTCTCTTCGAGGAACTTCCTTATAAATATTCAGCGTTCGAGCACTCGCATCAGATGCGTCCACATATTTTGGCATCCAAAAATATGGTACAATATGACTCATATTCGGATAATATTCCTCAAACAATTTTCTATAATACATCTTCTCCTCCGTGTCAGGAGTGTTGTGGGTTAAACTTTTCAAATGTTTCAACTTTTCTTTACTTTCAAACTGAAATTCAAGATTCACATACTCCTGAATAATCTTGTACAACGACCTAGTCGTTTTACTGACCCCATCACTGAACGCCTCCTTTGTCCTCCAAAGAATTTGGTCAGGCAACAATGGTTTATTCTCTCTATTCAAAAATCTATCCTTTGAAAAGGCATTTCTAATAAGATATTTTTCGCATTTATTCTGTCCCCTGTGATAGCGCACAGAAGGATGCAAACTCAAATAATATTGAGCAAACGACCTATCCAAAAATGGAGTTCTTGGTTCCAAACCATTACTAGAAATACTCTTGTCTGAACGCAATACATCATACATATGAATATCATTCAACAGTCTTCGAGTTTCTCTATCAAACTCAATTGCGTCTGGTGCAGAATGCATATACAAATATCCTCCGCACAACTCATCTGCGCCATCCCCATTGAAAATCACCTTGGCTTGACTATTATTTGCAATATATTTTGAAACTAAATAATTTCCGATACTTGCTCTAACAGTTGTAGTATCGTAACTTTCAATGGCACGAATTACTTCAGGAATTGCGTCATAAAACTGTTCCTCAGTTAATTGAATGGTTGTATGTTTCGTGCCCAAATAATCTGATACCATTTTTGCATATTTTAAATCTTCTGAACCCTCTAATCCTATACTATATGTTTCCAATGGCTCCGAGGTAATTTGTTTGTGAAATTCATTAACAAGAGCAGTTACTAAACTACTATCCAAACCCCCGGAAAGCAAACACGCAACTGGACGGTCTGTTATCAAGGTCCTCTTTTTAACCGCATTTATAAAATAATATTGAATATTTCCCAAAATAGCATCCATAACTGCAGAATTACCAAAATCATTATACATAATTGTGTTGAATCCGGGGGTGTGATATATCTTATTTTTAAATTCAGGAGTCCATTCTGGAGAAACCTTAAAAGGCATAGTAAAGTAAGTATAAGTGCCAGGTTTAAAATGATCAATATTATGACTATAAATCAAGTCACTATTATAAAATTCATTCAGAACTTTCAACTCAGAAGCAAAAGCAAAAATCATTTCAACCCTCTTTGGTGGAGTAAATGTAGACAAGGGTAGGGGTTTGCCATTTAAATCCTCTTGAAAATCGGATTTTGGCGTCAATTGATATAACGGCCTAACACCATAAGGGTCGCGGGCTACATACACTTTTGATAAAGGTTCATTTGCATTAGAATCCGTCAAAACAAATGCAAATACTCCATCCAACATTTGAAGCGTCTGCTCCATACCATATTTATTATACAAATGAATAATTACTTCGCAATCAGAATCGGTGGTTGGCTTTATATTTAACAGTTGATAAAGTTCCTTGTAATTGTAAATTTCTCCATTGCAAATTAATGCGACATCTTTAATAACAATGGGTTGATTTGATTCATTATTCATTCCATTAATTGCAAGACGATGAAATCCGTAAGTACATTTTAAACACATATTTTGTAATTTAGAATTCTCTGGACCTCTAAATCGACCCTTTTTAAACTGTTCTTCGATAAATTTTTTCTGAAAAACATTATCGTTATTAAGAATGCAAAATATTCCACACATTATTAACTATTAATGATAAACCTTTATGTGTTTTTCATTGTTTATATTTTTACAATGAATAAATCAAGGTATCCAGCCAAAATAAATAATATTTAAGTATATTAATGGCAACCGAATCTCAAATGTTAAGCAATAGTTATTACAAACACGAATGTAATTCAGATGTACAAAAAGCAACAAATCATAGAATTTATGATAGAAATATTCCTTCGCAATTCTTGCAACCTTATTTAAGTGTGCGACCTGTTATGACAAAATATTCAATTATGCCAATTGTTGACCCAAGAGCGCCCATTAATGTCCCTATGATTCAAATGCCTGTATATAATTCTGAAAAGGTGTTTAATCCTGGAAATACACAATCACCTTGGTCTGGATTTGCAGCGGCAATTAATACAGAATCTGAATTAAGAAATCAGATTTATGCTTTGCAATCTTGTAGTCAAGCCGTTTATGTGCCAAATAGTACAAGCGATTTATATCAATATAGTTTTGCTCCAGAGAGAGCCGGAAAACATTTGCAACCGTTTCAAGGATTATTTCAAGAGGAGCAATTCAACAGCTTTAACCCAAACACGGAAAATGTTGGAAATGGGTTATTTAATAATTATACTAGACAACAACTTAGAGATTTAACTGGAAAAACCAAAGCACCTTGTTCAAATAAATAATGTTGAGCTTTCGTAATGTTGGATATTATTAGATAATAGATAATAATATACAATATAAAATACCGATGGATAATGTTTCAGAGATGACATTAGAATACTTAATGAATAAAGAACAGTATGAAAAGTATTTAGTTCAAAAAAATCCAAAGACCAAGTTAAATAATAAAAAAGACAAGAAGTTTTACAGAAGACGAATATTTGATTTAACAAAGCAGTTAATAAATAATGAAACACCGGAAAACTTGATGCCAGATGTAAAAAACGCTTTTGACAATTATGTAAACGCTTGTATTAATTATTATAAAATTTTGGATAAGGCGGACATTATACAAGAGGATTATGTAGGTTTAGAAATAGATGCTAAAAATGAAATAAATATAGATAATATTGGAACTACAGATGAGGCAAACCAGTTAATGATGCGTTCAATAAAAATATCGCATCCTCCTTCATTATTGGATAATTTTGTTAAAATTAAAAATGCCAAACCTGAAGTAGAACCAATAATACCAAAACAGAAGGATATAAATTTAAAGGACCCAAATTTAAAGAATAAAGGTATTCTTTATTTAAAAAAAAAGAAAAATATCACTAATAATTATGACAAAGGTGAAAACCCAGAAAACAAATAAAAATAATAAGAAAAAAACAACCAAAAAATATAAAAACACTTATACAAAAAAACATCATGTTGTCAGGTCATTCAAAGACAAATATGAAAAATTAGTGAAATTGCAATGCAGTCCAAAAACAAAAAAGAAGGGATATAGTTGTTTAACAGACGATGCAATATATAAATTGCGGGATTTATGGAATATTCGTCATCCAGATGTTGCAATAAATTCGAATGACCCCAAAGAAATATGGGAAAAAATGAAAAACAATATGAAAAGTGTATGTAATAAAGAGTCGTGTTGGTTAAAACAAGGTTTTGTAAATGGTCAATTAAACAAAGAGTTGGAGACTTCTTTTGCTCCTGCTTCTCCAAAAGAATGGAAAAGAAATCCAAACGAATGGCTTTCTAGTTTAGATATAATGAATGTAATGAAACAATATGAGGATGCGTACAAATGTTTTGAGTTTATAGGACCTTCCCCAATTGATTATGACACTCACAAATTGTATGGCGAATGCGTTTGGGAAGAGTTGTGTCATTTTAATTTAGAAAACCAAATAAACAATGGAAAATTGAAGATAGGTATTATTTTCAATTTAGATCCTCATAACAAAGGAGGGTCGCATTGGGTTTCTCTCTTTATAAATATTAAAAGAAGGTCAATATTTTATTTTGATAGCGCGGGCGATAAAATACCTGCGCAAATAATGAAATTTGTAGACACGGTGAAAAAACAGGGAACGCAATTAAGGAGTCCTATAAATTTTTCATTTGACCAGAATTATCCAGTAGAGCATCAATATGGGAATACTGAATGTGGTATTTATAGTTTATATTTCATAGTTCATATGTTGGATGATAAAATAACTGGTCACTATTTAAAGACGCATGTATTAAAAGATGAATATATGGAAAAATTTCGTAAAGTGTATTTTAACGAGGACTTGTAATGCAAATAATAAAAGATAATAAAGTATATAAATAATTTTTGCTTGTTAGTTATATACAAATGAATAATAAAAATGACGGAAATTCTTTTTTAAGTCGAGAGAATGTCGAAATGATTTGGGAGTTAATTGCGGATGAAGACATTATGAGGAATGTGAATGGTCAAGAAATGGTAAATATGCAAAAATTGTTTTTAAATGACATACGACAATTTTATCAAAGAGAGAGTGGTTCGAGCAAAGATTTGATGAATATGAATAAACAATTTATAGAGATTATGCTTCAAAAAATGGCCAAACCTGCAATTAATCCATCTTTAGAGGCGTCTATAAAAATGGCAATAACATCAGAAGACATACAAACATCAAGAATGAATGAATTTGAGAAACAGTTTGCTGAGAGACAAAATGAGTTTTCAAAAGCAATGACGCTGAAAGTACCAGAAAAACCTGTATTTGGTGATGAGATGGATAAGCCGATAGGAGAGATGGAGGATTTAATAGCTAGGACTTTGGCTCAGCGCAATTTTGACATAGAGCAAATACAGCAAAATATTAATAAAGAACAAGTAAAAACATTTTTACAAAGTCAAGAGACATCTATTAAAAATGAAAAACTAGAAACACAAAAAACTATGCAGCAAATAATAAAACCTCGCCAAGAAGAAAATCCTATGTATAATATTGATAAAAATGAAGTAAAGTATATACAAATTGGTCAAGAAGAGTTACCACAATTAAACGAAGTTATAGATTTACAAAGAGTAATCAATGAGAGAAGACAGGTGAGTTGGGCGGATGAAGAAAACATAAAGTTGACGATGAGTGGTGAACAACAAGAAAAACCTAGTATTTTTTCAAAGCTGAAAATGAAATCTCGAGAGAATGCAAGCGCCGGTTCTTTAAGCCCTTTTGAAAGTGTTTTAGAAACCAGCTTAAAGACGGAAGCACCACCAATCAATTTTTATGAAGAATTTAAAACTCTCTCTAGAAAAGTCGATGCAATCTTTGATTTTATCAAAAATTCAAATAAAAATAAAATTGATGAGAATACTATTTAATATTTACAGATTATAACATATAAACAGATTATCAACAATGAACCTCATTCTCAACTATTTACCTTTTGGACTATTGATGTTCGCACATTTTCTTCATAACACAGAAGGTTATTGCAAATTTATGGTTGGAAAAAATTCGTTAATTAAAGTAACAAAAATAGAACCGCTTTTTGTAAAACCCAATATAAAAAAGGATTATTATATTGAAACCTGGGATGAAGGAGAGGTTTCGTGGGATTTTCCGGAAAGTAGCATAGAAATTTCTAACAGCGGCGAAACTTATTTTCAGCTTTACAATAAAAATTTTTATGACAACACTATTTACGAAAAATACTTCAAAAATCGTTTATATTTAAGAGTTCGTAAGAGTTACATAAATGAAGCTTATTCTGCTTTGATAAAAAATGCGTATAAAGATATTATTAAATTCGAAACTTTTGCATACGACATTCAAGATTTAGCGTTCAATAATATTAAAGGAACGAGTATAGAATCTGACTTGATATTACTACTTTTAGCAAGTGGTTTGAGTTTAATCTATAATAATAATAAAGCAGAAAGAATAGAAACACTGAAATTTTTGCAACAATCTTCTCGAACTGAACGGCTCGAAACTTATAAAGAAATAAGAAGAAATACCGGTATATTCTTTGTTGTTATTATGACCATTTTCGGTAGAAACATAAAAAATGCTGAATAAAACGAGTTTACATATTGTATTTTATAAAATATGTAATTTTTTACTACTTATATTTTTTTAAACTTTAATTCGCCGTTGGGTTCCTTTTCCAAGGTTCCTATTAATATTGGGTCTATTCCTGGAGTAGCTTCTGCTTGTTTATAGCTTTCTAAGTCATAAATATTTCCGCGCGTTTTATCCATTTTTCTGTAGATATAAACCTTTCCAAGAAGCGTAATTTCTTTGCCCTTCCACTGCAACGGTTCTTTATTAACTTGAGCCATACTATCGGGTTCATCGCGTTTTAATGAAGGATTAAATGAAAATGCATTTGTTGTAGCATCTGCAAACTGTAAACAATGCAATTGCTCTTTTCCTCCAACCCTTGAATAAATTGCACAGTCAATAGAAGATTCTTTCACCGATTTAATAAGTTGATTGCTTACCTCCTCTTTTATAGATGATATTTCAAAAAGAGCTTCATCACTAGTAAATGGTATTTTTACTAGCTTTGGTTTTTCAGCTTCAGGGGTCAAGTTATATTCCCTTTTACTTAAATCCTTTAGTTTTAATTCTATAGATGCATCGCTCAACAACTGTTCTCTAGTAAATGACATTAAATAAACATATACTTCCACTGTTTGTAAAGCGTCTGGCAATTCTTTGTGGGAACAAATACGACGAGCGCGTCCAATAACTTGTTCTGAACGAACCGGATGCCAATAAGGCTCCATAATGTGAACATAGCGGGTGTTTCTCAAGTTAATTCCCTCTGAACCTGATGCTGTAATCATAAATACTTTGATTATCTCTCCAGTATTATTATTATGTGCAATTTCTTTCAATCCACTTGATAAGGAAGGCGGCAATTCATTCCACAAACCGTTATAAACTTTTCGCACCAATTCCTTCTCTTCTTTTGTCTCCGTTCCAGTATAAAGAGCAAAAGTGGGCTTACCGCGGTCCTCTTCTGCAATATCTATTTCCCAGACACCCGCGGAGTCCTTTTTAAGCTTAAATTGAGCAAATCCATTTTCTTCTAAAACAAGCTTAAAGATTCCAATACCTTCAAGGGTTCGAAATTGACTATAAACTAGATGCAAGCCTATCTTATCTGGGTCTTGAATATTTTCTAGGATGTTCAAATACTTTGGACTATATGTTTCTAATCCATCGGGGCTCAAATATTGTGATGCTCCTCGTTTCAATTTTTCCATTGCGGTTTTTAATCTCTTTTCATATGTAGCATCTGCAAATTTATCTATAATCTCATCACCCTCCATTTCGTCTTCTCGTTCATCGTCATCCTTTTGAACCTTGTCAGCGTTTTCCAACACTTCCTCATACAAACGGTCAAGACCTTTTATTTCTTCCACTTCTTCTACTTTTGCTTTTCCGCTCTCCTCACCCTTTACCTCACGGTCCTCTTTTGGTAAAGGTCTACCCACTGCTTTCGGCATAACAAAATTGCAATATAAACGCGAAAAAATGCGATAAGTGGAAGTTGGTTCTACAAATACTCCATTTTCATCAACTTTACCCTTTTTCTTCTTTGAAGATGTTTCTTGTTTTCTTTCTTGTTGTCTAGCCGCTTCATATATACCAAATTGATAATTGCTCATTGGAATCTTTATAATATGATAATCCGCAACCTTTTCATAAGCAGGGAGAAGTGATTCTTGTGCGCTTCTAAAATAAGATGTTAACCCCATAATTCGTCTCTTGAATAAGTCTGAGTTTTTTATATTCATTGTACCCGATTCAATAAACCAATTCGAGAATTCTTCAAATCTATCAGGTAATGCTTTGTACATATGCACTCGAATACCCGTTGGAAACACTTCAATTCCATTTTCTCTTAAAATGTATATTATTCTTCTCTCAAAATCAGCATCACTTATAATTCCTCGTTCCTGTAAAATAAGTTCACCTCTATCTCCCTTTCTCGTTTTCTTTTCATTTGTAACTCCGTGGTAACCAGAATCCTTCTTTTCTTTATTTTCAAACCCATATGGATTTCTAGTTATTGTTAATTGTTTGCTTGAAGGCGAATAATCCATATAGTCCATTACTTTTTCTCTCGTGAAGATTCCTTGAAGAACTTCTTTATTCACAGTTTGAGAGCCTTTCAAGTCCAATGGAATCTCCCATGTCTTGATGTATCCGCGTAAAATATTGAAAAGTATTCCAATTTCGTTGGGATAGTTGATAATTGGGGTTCCAGTTAAAAGAACAATACGGGCATTTTGCGCTGTAAGCAACATCTCATACAAGATTAATGCAATAGAGATATTAACTTTCTCTCGCTTTCCTGTTTTATCCATTGCTATTTCTTTTTCTTTTCCAATTTTATTTACTATTCTACTAATCAAATTGTGCGCCTCATCAATAATAATTACAGAATCGTCAAAAAAATTAGTTTCAAAATTGTTAGTCATCTTGCGCAACTTGTCTCTTCTTAAACCGTTGTAATGAATAAACTGGTACTTGGTTTCTATCATTTTATCTATTTGTTCATTCAAACTAACTTGGTCTTGTTGCAGTTGCGCTGGAGTTTTTGTTTTATCTTCATTGCAGTTTCCAGGTTTTGTTGCATCAACTAACCAAGCACCTCCTTTTAATCGAATATATTCCAAAGGCAAATTTAAAACACTAGATAAAGTTTCTGCTATTTCAGGATTCTTTAAAGTGCTCACCCATTCCCAACATTGATTTAATCTGTAAAGAGGGTCTCCCGCATTTTTTAACTCAAGACGATAGTTGTCTTCAAGAGAAGCAGGAGTCATTACTATAACTTTTTTAGCGCCTTTCATCCCCTCTGCAATTGCAATACTACTTGCAGTTTTGCCAGACCCAAGAGAATGATATAATAGTAATCCTCGATAAGGAGTGTATAAATTCAAGTAATCGCGAACTAATTTTTGATGAGTCAATAATTTAAATTCACCAGAATCCTTGGACAAATCTTCACATGACACTTGAGAAGAATCATCTAACACTTGGTCACGATAAGGTTCAAAAATAGAGTTTATAAAATTTACAAATATCTCACGATTATTCATATAATAACTACTTACCTTGTAATTCACTTTTGCTTGTTTTTCGGGCAAACGCTCGATCAGCGGAGTGTCTCCAAATTGAACCCAAGCTTCTGGTGGCAAAATTGCAACCCCTTTTGGCAGTTTTGAACTCTTTCTTGGTTTCCTTTTTACCTCTACAACTTCTAAGGCTGCTGTACCGACATTTAAGGCTGCTGGAAGAAGTTCCTCAGCTTCTATAGGCGCAGCTTCGCCAGGAAGAATAGATACACCTTCTTCTTGTAAAACAAGCAAATTTTTGCCTGTAAGTTTTTTTGATTTCTTCTTTGGTGGAAGCACCAAGTTCTCAACTTCAATTTCTGTTTCTTTTTCTACTAATGGAGAAACAACAAGTTTGGTAAGTTTTTTATCTTTTAGTTTTTTTGTTAAATCTGCCATATTAAATCCGGAAGTCTCTCTTTTATCACGAATAGTAACATTGGCAAATTTCACTTCTTCTAATTTATTGGCAACGGGAATAACAATATCTACACGCTTTACATCCAATTCAACATTCGGTTTTGCTCTTAATTTTTCTTTTAATTTTTCTAAAGCGCTCATTACTTATACTTTATAGATATATAAATTTTGCCAATTTTACAGAGAAGCATAGTGCTCAATTTTTTGTAACGCCTCGCTACACGCCGTTTGTTCCGCCTTGCGCTTTATCTTATGTTGTCCCTCACCTAAAAAGATTAATACTTTTCCATGTTTAATAATCCATTCTTGAATCTCTTTAAAAGTCTTTACATAGTCGATGTTAGTAGCATTATGCAAACTAACTGAATGTATGGGTTGCCCAACACACAAGTAAACCCCCATTCTATAACCATTCTCGGGGTCGTGTTCTATTTCTAAATAATGCGGTGTAACCTTGAACTCTTTTTGTATCTTTACTTGAAGTATATTTTTATAGTTGTCATCATTTTGAATAAGAGCAATCCAATCTATGTGCTTTTCAAAAATATTCTCTACAAACTTTTGCGCCATTTGAAAACCCGGCCCTGTAACAAACACATTTTTAAACCATCCCTCGTCGTCTTTTACTGAAATCTTATTAAAGTCGAGAAAAAGGGCACCTAAAAAAGACTCAAACAGACAACCAAGCTTCTTCAAATTTGTTCGAATCTTCTTTTCTTCTGCGTGCTTTGAAAGAATCAACCATTTATTGAGACGCATCTCCAGTGCAATTTTACCAATAGCTTCATTTTTAACAATAGCAATCTTTTTTTCCGTCATAAATCCCTCATTCTCTTTAGGAAAACGCCTATACAAATAATATTTTGTTACTAGCTCGAGAATACCGTCACCCAAGAACTCTAGACGCTCGTTGGATTTGGTGTGTAGTGGCAAACAATCAGAAGGGCGTTCAACAATAGTAATATTTTGAGCAGTGTTTTCGAGCTGAGGTCTTTTAGTATAAGACCGATGCACAAAAGCGCGCTTATATAGTTCAAAATTTGTGACAAGACCCGGAACGCCATATTTAGTGAGAATACATTGAACATCGTTTAATGTAATCTCCACATTTAATGGATTGTATGGATTAAAAATTAGACCGTCTTCCCCCTTAATAATATCATCATCGTGTAATAACTGTTTTTCGTCCATTATAGTTAATTTAGTGCAATGTTTTTATATTGTTTTTTAAATGAGTTAAGCAAATATATTTTTTATAAAAATAATATCTTGAGGGTATATATAATGGCTTTAATTGTCGGACATAACGGACCTTCTTCGTACGCAACTACAATTGCTAACCGCACTGGACAAAGTGGTGGATCTGTCGGCGGTGTTAAAAAGGCGGGTATCTGGGGAGGCAATGTTTTCATGTCGGTGCGCAATGTTGGTAACAGTTACTCTTACCGCGCCCCTCAACGCGTTCCTAACTTGTTGCTCAGTCAATTCTTAACCACAAGAAACCCTGTTCAATACCGCCGTGGTTCTTACGCTGTCACCCACTCCGGAACTCTTTTGGGTTAAACGGTGGGTCTACAAATTTTGTTATATACATTTATTGCAAAAATCATTTAATAACTTATTTATTATATGATTATAGTGGATGATTATAAAGGTCGACAACCGAGAGACAGAGTTGATTCGTTGTATTAAGTATGTATTGGAGATAAGTCCTATGTATAAAGACCTCCAGGTTGTTGTTGAAAATTTGCCCTTGGGCGATGTAATTATTTGTAAAAATGAAAACGATAAAGTGGTTCTTGAGAGAAAAAGTTTACGAGATTTGGCTGCAAGCATTAAGGATGGTCGTTACGAAGAACAGTCGTATCGATTAAACGGTTTGCCAATTCACAATCATAATATTGTTTATTTAGTCGAGGGAGATGTCAATAAATTCAATGTTTTCAAAGATAGAATGGAAAAGTTAACATTATATTCGGCAATGGTTTCTCTCAATTTTTATAAGGGGTTTTCTGTTATGCGCAGTTTCAACATAGAAGAGACTGCTTTAATTGTTTGTAATATGGCTCATAAAATTGGAAAATGTGAAGCAGATGGAAAACAAATGTTTTATCCACCTTTGGAAAAGGTTGAAGCAAAGCAAGCGTCAAACGGTGAAGATGTTGAACCTACTTTGGGTCAACCTTTGGAAAAGGTAGATGAAGCGGATAATTATTGCACAGTAGCAAAAAAAGTAAAAAAAGACAATGTAACACCTAAAAATATTGGTGAAATTATGTTGTCCCAAATTCCTGGGGTTAGCTCAACTACGGCAATTGCTTTGATGGAAAAATTCAAAACTTTTCAAAATTTAGTAATGAAAATAAATGAGAATGAACAGTGTTTGAAAGATCTAAGCTATACAAATTCAAAAGGTCAAACTCGTAAAATTAATAAAACTGCATTAAACAATGTTTTAACTTACTTAAAGCCAAAGGTTAGCGAGGAGAAAGAAAAGGAATGTAGTTTAAGCATTTGAATAAAAATTATAACACAATAATATAAATGAACGACGAGTTTTTCAAAATGATTGGTTTAATAATAGTTGTTGGATATTTAATATATTTAGTGGTAAGGGCAATGTTATTACAAACAAGCATTATGGAAGGGTTAACAAATAATGCTTCAGATGCAGGTGATGATGCACTTGCACAAAACAAAGCATCTGGTGCTCAGGATTATGCTAATGAAATAAATAAATTGCATTCAAAAATTACCGACGGTTTAGCGATTAAAGACAATCGAGTTTCTTATGAAAATGTTATTATACAGATGGATGATTTAATCAGTGCATTAATGTTACAAAAAGTTATGAGTATAAACAAATCTTCAATAACAAGCGATAGTTTATTGGATGCACTTGACAAAATAAATAAAATGGGTGAAGGAAAAAGAAGTTTGAATTCGATAATGAAATTTATTGACGGGTTTTGAATTTTTTCATAATAATTGTATATGAAAAAATTATTGTTTAGGGTACAAAAATGTTGACCTCATTTCCTTTGTAATAACCTGCATCTACTAGTGCTTGAGTGTATTTTGCCCCAGCCCAATTGTCATCCATTGGATTTGGACTAAAAAGCAAATTCTCTTCTTGTTGATTCATTATATCTAAAGGGGTTGTCGAACCAACATATTGAGAAGATTGGTCATATCCAGGAGCAGTATTTTGATTGTATGGTTTGTCATTTCGCGCGGCGTCCATCAATAGTGTTGGATTCGGATTTGCATAGGGGAGAGAAGGTGGTAGTCCGCCCTGTAAATCAGTTGCACTGGGGCGAATTTTGTAAACTGAATTGCCTTGCGCGTCATAACTGTGTTGTAAATATAACACGGGGCATCGTATGCCTTGAGTGCGTTGCCAATTCATAAATTCGACATACTCTTCTAAATTCTGAAATTCTATAGGATTCACTCCGGGAACTTTGGCAACTTTGGAATTATACAAGTAATATTTGATTCCCTTTTGCACTAAAATATTGGGACAACGAACTTGCCCATTATTATTTGTCATTGATTCTTGTAATTTAGGTGAACTATAAACATATAGTCCTACTAAAAATGCAATTAAAATAAGGATAATGAAATACATATATATTAGATTGTGATAAAAACCTCGGATCTATGTGCGTTTTATTTTCTAATGTTATTTTATAGAAAATGTTATTTCTGGAACCCATTGCAGATTTGAACAGCGAAGAAAATCAAAAAAATATGGAAATGTTCAAAAAACATCACGATTCAGGGAAACAATGTTTTTTATTTCTGTATATGGACGGTTGTGGTCCGTGCAATATGACAAAATTATCGTGGAAAGACATTCGTAAACACATTAAAAAACAGCATTTAAACAATAATAATATAATTGTTGCTGAAATAAATAAGGATTTATTTGACCAAATGAAAAACATTGGCTCGGAACCAATGGGGTTTCCTACGCTGCGTTATATTAACAAGAATGGCAAAATCGTCGAAGAATATGAATCAAGTAGGAGTCCCGAGGCATTCGCACAATGGATTGAATCAAAAATTCCTAGACATCAAATTATAAATCACTCACAAATACATTCTAAAAAAGCACAGAAATATCCCGCTCAAAGAAAAACAAAACATAGTTATCATAAAAAGGTGATGCGGGGTGGAAAATGGTCAATGAAATACAAGAAATCTATTAACTGCAAAAAACCCAAAGGCTTCTCTCAACGCCAACATTGCAAATATGGAAGAAAAGGGTGGAAAACAAGAAAACATTAATTTTTGTGTTTAACATTTGAAATTATTTTTTGAGTACCCAATAATAGCACACGCTATTCTTTTACCAGCATTTCCATTTTTTAAACTAGCTTCATCTCCACCTTGTCCACAGTCATCTTCGTCGGCGTGAATAATAAGCCCGCGTCCAATAATGTTTGCTTTTGACCCACGGAGTTTAATAACATCATCTATCATTCTATAGTGAGCCACACCTTTTTCATTAGTTTGCAAATTACCTAAATCTCCGACATGACGATTTTTCATTCCTGGACATCCGTGTGTTTTACCAAAAGGGTTGAAATGCGCGCACATACTTTCGCATTGACTTGTTAAATCGCCCGATTCGTGTACATGAAATCCGTGCAAACCAGACTTCTTCAACCCCTCAATGCTAATATCAATAATAACAACATCATTATCCAAATCTTCCGTAAAAAGGACTGAACCCTTGATTTTTTTTCCGTCGAACACGGCAATCGCTTGAATAGGTATTTTATTAGACATATAAAATACTTATATAAATTTATCTTCCTGTCCAAACTTTAATAACAGGCAATTGACTTTTTAATTGCATTTTTTCATCTAAATAATTTTCAAAATTATATCCAAAATTGCCGTATTTGTAAATTTCGCCAAAGATTGATGACTCTGCTAATAATTCTGGTTTTTCAATTGTACATAATACAGCAAATACTCTTTCAAGCGCCATTCTAAAACTTCGATTTGTAATGTAATTCAATAAATTAAACAATCCATATTTAAGTTCTAGTTTTTCTAAAAATTCAAAAGTAATAATACTTTGCACTCCAAAACAACCGTTCCATAATTCTCTATTATTGTAAAATGACCATAATATATCCTTGTTTTTAAGACAATTAAATAAAATAATAATTGGGTCCAACTCATCGTAGACTGTTCGAACTTTATCAAAATGCCACAAAAATTTCACATCATTTATTTCATCGACTCCTTTAAAACACGAATTCAAAAAAACAGAATCGTGAATTATAATAGCTTTTTCAAAAGGGCGAAACATATAAAAATAATAATAGGATAAAAATTCACCTCTCTGGGGAAATTCTGATTTTATCACTAGACAATTTTCTAGTGCATTTTCACAATCTTTTGAAATATATTCGTAATCGCTATTATCATCAATAATCATAATCATAACATCTGGATAAAAACGACGAATGCAATTATAACATTCCATCCAATAATCATTAGTTTTTATGGAATTAACAAATCTTGTAAATATAAACCCGGTATCTTTCAATGTCATATAATAATAAATTATTTACTCCTATTATATTTTTACTAATTTATTATCATTTAAAATTGATGCATAAAAAAGGAAATAAACAAAAAACAACTATTAGATATAAGTAACTATGGATCGAACATTCCGTTTGTACGATTTCAACATTTATAATGAAAAAACAGATGTGAGTAGTGAGGAGGAAGAAGACGGAAAAAAAAGTGCTAATAAAGATTCAGGAAAGTTTATGATTCAAATGTTTGGAAAAAATGAACACGGTGAATCTTGTTCTATTCTGGCAGAAGGATTCAAGCCCTTCTTCTATGTAAAGGTCGACGATTCTTGGACTTCGGCAACCAAAGCCACATTTGTTGCATTTGTCAAGAATAAACTCGGCAAATATTATGATCAATCATTGTGTGAATGCAAACTAATAAAGCGACAAAAACTCTATGGTTTTGACGGTGGAAAAGAACACAAGTTTTTGGCATTCAAATTTGATAATATGCAAGCTTTCAACAAGGCGAAGAATCTTTGGTACAATTCTGTGGACAGAAAACTATTGAAGGACGGCCTATTATTCGGTGGAACACGCACATATTTGTATGAGGCAAATATTCCACCCCTCTTGCGTTTATTTCACATTCGCGACATTAGTCCGTCTGGGTGGGTCGCATTGCCAAATAAGAATACAACAAATATTATTTCAAAAAAGACGACTTGTGATTTTGAATTCAAAATAAATTACAAATTTATTATTCCATTGAACGATAAGGAAACGCGAGTTCCTTTGAAAATCTGTAGTTTTGATATTGAGGCTAGCAGCAGTCACGGAGATTTTCCAGTTCCAGTCAAGTCGTATAAGAAGCTGGCCACAAATATTATTGAATATTTCGATAATCGATACCTCGATGCAGAACAATACAAAGATATTTTGAAAAAAATAGTTTTGTGTGCTTTTGGGTATGAAGAAACAATGAAAACTAGTATTGACATTGTGTATCCTAAAAAGTCTCCAAAATCCGAAGAGGAATTGACTGAACTAATTGATAAGTGGCTTGTGGCTCAAGTTAGAAGCGGACAATCGACCGATGAGATTAAAGACCAATTATCGATTGAGGCTCTTTTTGAGAAGATGAACCAAGATGAAGATGAAGATATTCATTTCGGTAATCACTACTTTAAAACTTCTTCAAAGAAAGGAACCGTCGTCGAACTCTTGATGGATAAAAAGATGGACCGAACAGCAAAAATGACAGAGTTGAATATTTCATTGAATTCATTCTTTCCGCGTTTGGAGGGTGACAAGGTGACATTTATTGGTTCAACTTTCTTGAGAAGTGGCGAAAAAGAACCATATTTGAATCATTGTGTCGTCTTGAACACTTGTTCCAAGGTGGAAAATGCGGAAATCGAATCCTATTCCACGGAAAAGGCGTTGTTATTGGCTTGGCGCGATATTATTCAAAAAGAAAATCCCGATATTATTATTGGGTATAACATATTTGGTTTTGATTATGAGTTTATGTTTCGTCGAGCAGAAGAAAACAGCTGCGTCGAAGAGTTTCTAAAATTATCAAAAAATGTCGGTGAGGTTTGCGGTTCAAAAGATTTCAAAACAAATAAATACAAGATTGAGGAAACCAGTATTCACATTGCTAGTGGGCAACACGATTTGAAATACATCAAGATGAATGGTCGAATTCAAATTGATTTATACAACTTCTTCCGCCGCGAGGAGAATTTGACCTCGTATAAGCTGGATTATGTGGCAGGTCATTTTATTGGCGATTATGTCAAGTCCCTCGATTATTGTGAAGCTGACCGAACAACTACCATTCAAACAGCAAATATGACCGGTCTACTCGTGGGAAGTTATGTTCACTTTGAGGAAATCGGGCATTCAGTGGATTATTACAACAATGGTGAAAAGTTTGTGGTGACTGAGGTATTGAAGCAAGAAGGTAAATTCAAAATTTGCGCCAAAGTAAATCCTGACCAAAGTAAAAAGACAAGGTGGTGTTTGGCAAAGGATGATGTGACGCCCAAGGATATTTTCACAATGACCAATGGTAGTGCGGATGACCGCGCGGTCATTGCCAAATACTGTATTCAGGATTGTAACCTAGTTCATTATTTAATGACCAAGGCCGATATATTGACTGGCTTCGTCGAGATGGCAAAGATTTGCAGCGTCCCAATCAATTTCCTTGTTCTTCGTGGTCAAGGCATTAAGCTTACAAGTTATGTCGCCAAGAAATGTCGGGAAAAACGCACCTTGATGCCTGTAATGGAGAAATCCGAGGATGAAGACGGTTATGAAGGCGCCATAGTGTTGGACCCAAAGTGCGATTTGTATTTGGATAATCCGGTGGCTTGTGTCGATTTTGCATCACTATATCCGTCTGCGATGATGAGCGAGAACATTTCTCACGATAGCAAGGTGTGGACGCTGGAATACGACTTGGATGGCCAGCT